TTTTCGCCTTTGACCCTTTTACCATAGAGGGCCCCGAAAGCCTCGCGTGAAGGGAAGTCCACCAGCAGGATCGGGTTGTCTGGGTGGCCTGTAGCAACGGGCACGCGGCCCCCGTAGAGTCGCAAATTGTTCATTGGATTTTTTCCTTGTCAGTGGGTGCAGAAAACGCCTCATAAACTTCGTCGATGACGCCGCAAACGTAGGACTTGAAGGCTTCGCGCGGCACGAGGCCGTGAACCCCACAGTTCGCAAGATACCCAGTCAACAGCGGAATCAATTCGTTTAGCGAGGAGCCAGCAATTGCAGCGTCGATGCGCTCTGGTAAGGTTGGTCTGCTTTTATCAGTCATGCGCGCACCTCGGTGGCCTGGGCTTCGGAATACTTGGCCGATTCCATGCCCTCCGACAGGCAGTATTCCAATTCGTTGTAGTAGCCCCAGCATGAATCGATTTCCTCGCCTTCCGGGTCGATCACTTTCCACCCGTACACCTGCCCCGTGATGTAGCCGTCCAGCGTTTTGATCTCGGCGCGCAGGCATTCCAGCACCTTGGCGCGCAGCTTGGCCGTGAGGATCTTTCCTCCCCACTCTTTCAGGGCTTTGGCCTTGGCCACATAAATCAGACCCACCATACCCGAGTCCCAGGGGCAGGAAAAGCCGGATGTGTTGATGGTGATCCCGCTGTGGTCGTACATATACACCGGCAGGGTGATGAGATCGGCGCGCTGCGCCAGCTCTTGCAGCTCCTCATTGCTGGCAGTGTCGTCGCCGAAGTCGTAGCGGCATCGGTCGTGCAGAACAACGGTTCCGAGGTTGTCCCATTCCTTGCGGGGGTTGCATGCGTCCTCAGACGTCCACACTTCGACGGTGTAGCCGCTGGGTCGGGTTTCGCGTGTCACTTGGTAGCTCATGGTTTGATTTCCTTCAGATGAAAAGAGCCAAAAAAACCAGCAGCAGCCAGAAGATGGCCGCCACCAGCACAAGAAAGCCGCCACGGCGGCGGTGGTGTTTCATTGCTTGATGGCCAGGATTGGCGCCCGTTTGGCGCGGTCATAAATCCATTGAAAAAAGGACTCAAACGGGACATTGCTCCGCAGCCCTTCGCCTGTGACCAGCTCGACGCCATCGGGCACCGGTGCGCTATCGCGCGCCAGCATCAGGCGCCCAGGCTTGCCCGGCTTGCTGGGTCGGCAGTAGAGATAGAGCGGCTCGATCTGGCCACGGCTGGCCATCAGTCGAGATAGGGCCTGCCCCTGCTCCGCGCATTGCTGCACCAGTCTGGCGTATTCGTTCATGATGCGGCCCCTTTGCTTGCTTCGTCTTCGGTGTCAAGGTTGCGGAAGTAGGCCCAGCGCGCCACGGTTTCCGGGTCTTCGCTGGGTGGCGTCCACCCGTAGCGCCTCCATGTGCGCTGAACGTCGGTGCTCTGCCAGTAGGTGGGCAAGGCGTCCGGCGTCATGATGCAGCCCCCAGCGTTGCGCGCTCGGCCAGCTCTTGCGAGATGTCGCCGGACTTGCTGAGCACGTCCAGAAAATCGACGAAAGCGCATCGCGTGTCGGTCGGGTACATGGTGCCGCTGCCCGAATAGTTCGGAATCCGGCGGCGCGGGAGGTCGGGGTGCATGGCCCAGAAGGCCCCGCGGATTTGTCTCTGTGTTGTGTAGGTGTAGCGCATGGCCTGGGCTCCTCAGTAAACGCAAATGCCGCGCGTGTAGCAGGATTCCGCCTTCGACCCTTGCGGAATGTCGCCAGGGCGCAGGATGTAGAGGGCGGCGCCTCGCGGGTCGGTCTGGATGTAGGCGCCCAGCTCATCGGCGGCGCGCTCGTTGCGGGCCTTCAGCAGGTCAGCCAGTCGGCGGTAGGCCCCGGTTTCACGGTCGGCAATCGGGCGGCGCGTGCGCTTCCCGGCACCCCATTGCGCGCCCCACTCGCTGGCCCAATAGGGGCGCCCGGTGGCTTCGTCGCGCTCGATGCAGCCCGAATTAATGCCGCATTCCAGCTCGTGCCAGCGTTGCAGGGTGAGGGAAATTCGGCGCAGGGTTTCGCCTTCCTCCTCAGTGAATCCGAGGGAGTGCAGCACCTCGGAGAGGCGCGCGCGGCGCGCGTGTTCGGTTTTCGTCATGGCGTCAAATCCTCAAAGTGAAAAGGCAAAAATCAGGATGAAATAAAGGGCGGCGCAGGCCGCCAGCAGCCCGAGGGCCTGGGCCCATGCGGGCGGCGCTTTTTCCTCGGGTGCTGGCGTGTAGTTCTGGCGGTGGCGGTCTTGCGGGGTCATGGTTTCGGCCCCTTCAGGATGCCAGCGGCCCGCATGGCGGCGCGCCAGTATTTGGCCCGGCCCGGTGGATTGTCCCGGCCATAGTGCAAGCTGGCCTCGGTGAATTCTCCGGTTATGAAGTCTTGCTCGGTTTCGGCGCTGAGCCACTCGAAAACCTCGCCGCGCGCGGGATAGCATGAGGGGTGCGGGTGCGCCTGCATCAGCGTGACCAGCTCGCGGAAGGTGACCGCCTCATGGGTGGAAGTGCTCACGGGTTCGGGGCAGTAGTCTGCCTCCTCATCATCGGGGGCAGGGTATTGAGATTCGATGCGGGTGATGGTCAGCATGGCAGGGGCTCCGTGTAGGCGGGAAGGCGGCGGATCCAGGCGTCGGCGCTCAGGTGTTCCGCGCGGATGGTGTAGGGGATACCGGCGGCGCGCAGGGCCTCCAGCAGCCGGGGGGCGTCGCAATCCTCCTCCAGCCATACGCGGCGCGAGGGCGCGCGCTCGGCGTAGGAATAGCGGGAGATCTGGCCAGCGATGCCCAGGCGCGCGAGGGTATCGGCGTCGGTGCTTAGCCAGCCGTGGCCGGGGTCTGCAATGAAGTGCAGCGCGAGGGTTTCGGGTGTCGTCATGGTTCAGCCCTCCAGCGTGGCAAGGATAGAGCGGGCGCCGTCAAGGGCGGCGCGCTCGGCAGTGCTCAGGCCACCGGCGCCGGTCGGGCGCATGGTCACTGCCAGATGCAGGCGGCGCAGTGCTGCGGCCAGCTCGGGCGCGGCAGCGATAAGGCGCGCGTCCGCCGGGTTGCGGGCGTCAGAGTAGACGACCTCGCCGATGGCGCGGCCTTGCTTATCGTTGATCAGGTACACGCGGGCGCAGTGGCCATCAGCGATGGCCCAAGGTGCGGGGGTGTGCGTCATGGTGTCAGCCCTCCAGCTCATTGGCTGCATCCTCGCAGGCCGTTACCAGCCCGTCGAAGTCTTCATCCGGCCCCAGGATCGAGGCCAGCGCGTGAACGGTGGCCAGCGGCAGGCCGTTATCCTCGGCCAGCCCTTGCAGATAGTCGCGGCGCGAGGTGTAACCGTGTTCGGTGTAAATGCTCATGGTGTCAGCTCCTAACAGTGGTTGATGTCATCAGGTGACCCGGAATGGGTATCACCTGCCGACATTATGGGGGCTCAATGGTTGACTGTCAAGCACTCAAGCGCCCGCACGGTATTGGGATAAACCCTGCCCGAAGGGCAATAGCCCAGGCGCTGCCCTTCAGGGAGAGACAAGGGCCCAGCAAGGGGGCCTGTACCTGTCCACCCGTCCCCGGTATCATGGAGGGATGAAGTCTCCGAAAATACTCGAAGCAACGAAGGCGCCTAAGCTATCCCGGCGCAAGGTGGCCGAAGCACTCCAGGCCGTGCCGGTCGATGTGGTGCTACTGGGCGCAGTGGGCGCGAAGTCCACCAAATTGACCGCAAAGCAAAAGGCATTTGCGGAAGGTGTAGCGATGGGAAAGACAGGCGCGCAGGCATACCGCGACGCATACGACAGCAAGGGCAAACCCATCACGCAAGGGCAGGAAGCAGCACGCCTGAAGGCATCCCCTCACATTGCCGCACAAATCGAGGCGCTGACCCTGGCCAATGAGGCGATGAGATACGCAACCCCGGCGGCCTTGAGGGCGCTCGTGATTCAGAAGCTCACCGAGCACGCCATCAGCCAGGAAGTGAAACCGGCCCAGCGGCTGCAAGCTCTCAAGTTACTGGGCACCGTTACCGAGGTGGCGGCCTTCACCGAGCGGCGCGAGATCATCAAGACCACCGACGCGGGCGCCGCGCGCGCCGCCTTGCTGGAGAACTTGCGGCAGGCCCTGCGCAGCTCTGCCACTGATGCGCAGATCATTGAGACAAAAGGCCCGAGGGTAACGCCTGTTACCCTTGCAGACCCCGACGCGGCCCAGGCCAGCGACGCGCCGCCGCCGGAAGACCCCCAGCCGGTCGCCGATGCCGCCCAGGCCGACCCCACCGCCCCGCCACCCCCTGCGCAGCGCGCAGCGAGCGCCCGCACTATGCTTAGTAATCCACACGTTGGATCCCATCCTGAACTTAATTTTTCCGATGCGACCCAGCCTAGCCAGTCTGCGCCTGACCTTGAGGCAAGGGTAACACCTGTTACCCTACCTGGGGTAAACCCGAAGGTAACACCTGTTACCCTTACTAGGGAAAACCCGGAGGTAACAGATGTTACGCTTGCTGAAGTTGGAGAGGGGGGTGGGGCTATGAAAAGTTGGGACGTGATAGGAAATGGCTATGGCAAAGTGCCCCCCGGTGGAAATTGGGTAGAAAAGTAGGGGGGGTATATATGCGGAAAAAAAGGAGTTTAGAGATGACGCCTGCGCAGAAGGATGTGTACTTGGTGATTGATGAGTGGTGGAAGAAGTTTGGGTTTGGGCCGACGATTGACGAGGTGATGTTGGTGTTGGGGGTTAATGGTCGAGGGAACGTGGCCAGGAAGATGCGCACGTTGGTGGAGTTGGGTGTGTGCAAGGGGATTCCGAGGCGGGCTCGGAGCATTCGTCCGGCGTATTTGAGGGTGAGGGACATCGTATGATGGACTGGGTGGTTTATGCGTTTGCGGCCATTGGGTTTGTTGTGTCGTTGTGCTTTGCGTTTCTGATGTGGTTTTACTGGATGTGCAATCGCAAATGAGCACGGACGACGAGTTGCTTGAGCTGCTGGAGCAGATGACTGATGACCAGTTGAATGCGGTCATTGAGAAGCTGCCGGAGGGTCAGAAGGAGCATTTGTCGCAGATTGCCGATGAGTATGGCAAGGCGATCAGGCGAGATCGTGGGCAGGCCAAGTTCATGGAGTTCGTCAAGTTGATGTGGCCCAACTTCATTGGGGGTCGGCATCACGAGATCATGGCCGATGCGTTTGAGCGGGTTGCAAGGGGTGAGTTGAAGCGGTTGATCATCAACATGCCGCCTCGGCACACAAAGTCGGAGTTTGCTTCCTACCTGTTACCGGCGTGGTTCTTGGGCAAGTTTCCCCACAAGAAGATCATCCAGTCGTCCAACACGGCTGAATTGGCCGTTGGTTTTGGCCGCAAGGTGCGTAACTTGGTGGACGGGGAGTCTTACGCCAAAGTGTTTCCCAATGTAGCCCTGCGGCATGACTCCAAGGCGGCTGGGCGGTGGTCAACGAATGCCAACGGAGAGTATTTCGCCATCGGTGTGGGTGGTACGGTGACGGGTAAGGGTGCGGATCTGTTGATCATTGACGATCCGCATTCGGAGCAGGAGGCCAAGCTGGCCGAAAGTGATCCGTCGGTGTTTGATTCGGTGTATGAGTGGTACACCTCTGGCCCACGGCAGCGTCTTCAGCCTGGGGGAGCCATTGTGGTGGTGATGACGCGGTGGTCAAAGCGTGATTTGACGGGCCGCGTGATGAAGGATTCGGTGCAAAGGGGTGGAGATGAGTGGGAGCTGATTGAGTTTCCGGCAATTTTGCCCTCCGACAAGCCGCTTTGGCCCGAGTTTTGGAGCCACGAGGAGCTGTCTGCGCTGCGTGCGGAGCTTCCGAACAGCAAATGGCAGGCCCAGTACCAGCAAAGTCCCACATCTGACAGTGCGGCCATCGTAAAGCGCGAGTGGTGGCGCATGTGGAACGAAGATTCGCCGCCTCATTGTGCATTTACCCTCATGGCGTGGGACACGGCGTTTGAAAAGTCCAACCGCGCTGACTATTCGGCCTGCACAATCTGGGGTGTGTTCTATCACCCAGACGACAGCGGCCTAGAGCAGGCCAACATCATCCTCCTGAACGCTGTTCGGGACAGGGTGGAGTTTCCCGAACTCAAAAGACTGGTGCTCAGGCTCACAAAGGACTGGGAGCCAGACAGCACGATCATTGAAAAGAAGGCCAGCGGTGCCCCATTGATCTATGAGCTGCGGGCAATGGGTGTGCCAGTCCAAGAATTTACGCCCGTCAAGGGCAACGATAAGATTACAAGGCTCAATGCGGTGTCTGACCTCTTTGCTTCTGGCAGAGTTTGGGCGCCAAACACAAACTGGGCGGAAGAAGTGATTGATGAAGTCGCATCTTTCCCATCCGGCGAGCATGATGACTATGTTGACACCGTTTCATTGGCGCTGATGCGCTTCCGCAGGGGCGGCTACATCAGATCGGATCTTGATGAGGACGACGAAACAAAATCATTCCGCCGCAGGCCCGTCTATTACTGAAGGAACGCATCATGGCAATCGTCAAAGCTCTGAATCCAGCACCCGTCGGCATCGCATCAGGAGATGAACTGGGCGCCGAGCCGATAGAGATAGAAATTGAAGACCCAGAGTCAGTGGCCATCAAGGCCGGTGGCATGGAAATTGTGCTGGAGCCCGAGCCGGAAACGGCAGAGGACTTTGACGCCAACCTCGCCGAGTACATGAGAGAGGACGACCTGTCAGAGCTGGCCACTGAGCTGCTGGCCGACTTCCAGTCAGACGTGGACAGCCGAAAGGACTGGATGCAGACCTACGTTGATGGCATCCAGCTCTTGGGAATGAAGCTGGAGGACAGAACCGAGCCCTGGCCTGGGGCATGTGGCGTGTACCACCCGCTTTTGTCCGAGGCGCTGGTGAAATTCCAGTCCGAAACGATCATGGAGACTTTCCCGGCCCAGGGCCCAGTGAAAACCCAAATCATCGGCAAGGAGGACAGTGAAACTCGGGATGCTGCGGCGCGTGTCAAGGACGACATGAACTACCAGCTCACCGAGCGGATGCCAGAGTACCGGCCCGAGCACGAGCGGCTGCTCTGGGGCTTGGGCTTGGCAGGCAATGCCTTCAAGAAGGTCTACTACGACCCGAGCCTTGGCCGTCAGGTGGCCATTTTTGTTCCAGCCGAAGACATTGTGGTGCCCTATGGCGCCTCTAGTCTGGAGACATCTGAGCGCGTGGCCCACATCATGCGCAAGACCGAAAACGAGATGCGCAAGCTGCAAGTCAGCGGCTTTTACCGCGACATCGATCTGGGTGATCCAACCGACACGTTCGATGATGTGGAGAAGAAGATTGCCGAGCGCATGGGCTTTCGAGCCAGCAGTGACGACCGCTTCAAAATCCTTGAGATGCACGTCACCCGTGACCTCAAGGGGTATGAAGACAAGGACGAGGATGGCGAGGAGACTGGGATTGGCCTGCCCTATGTGATTACCATCGAGAAGCACACAGCAAAGGTGCTGGCCGTCCGCAGAAACTGGAACCCGGATGACGAGCTGAAGATGAAGCGCCAGCACTTTGTCCACTACGGCTATGTGCCTGGGTTTGGCTTCTACTGCTTTGGCTTGATCCACTTGATCGGCGCCTATGCCAAGTCCGGCACGTCGTTGATTCGCCAATTGGTGGATGCCGGAACGCTGAGCAACTTGCCCGGCGGTTTCAAGACCAAGGGCCTGCGCGTCAAGGGTGACGACACCCCAATTGCACCGGCTGAGTTCCGAGATGTTGACGTGGCCAGCGGCACGATCAAGGACAACATCATGACCTTGCCCTACAAGGAGCCGAGCCAAGTGCTGGCTGCCTTGATGGACAAGATCATTGAGGAGGGTCGGCGCTTTGCATCGGCTGCGGATCTCAAGATCAGCGACATGTCGGCCCAGTCGCCAGTTGGAACCACCTTGGCCATCTTGGAGCGCACGCTCAAGATCATGAGTGCGGTGCAAGCGCGCATCCACTACTCGATGAAGCAGGAGTTCAAGCTCCTCAAGACCATCATCCGCGACTACACCCCCGAGGACTACAGCTACGAGCCCGAGGAAGGTGACCGCCGTGCCAAGCAGTCTGATTACGACCGCGTGGACGTGATCCCGGTGTCCGATCCAAATGCAGCAACCATGAGCCAGAAGGTTGTCCAGTATCAGGCGGTCATGCAGCTCGCCCAGTCGGCTCCCCAGCTCTACGACATGGCCCAGTTGCACCGCCAGATGCTTGAGGTGCTGGGCATCAAGAATGCCCACAAGCTGGTGAAGCTGGAAGAAGACAGCAAGCCCAAGGATCCGATCACGGAGAACATGGACGTGGTGCGCATGAAGCCCCTGAAGGCGTTTGCGTACCAAGATCAGCAGGCTCACATCGCCACCCATCAGGCTTTCATGCAAGACCCGATGACGGCGCAGATGATTGGCCAGAACCCGCTGGCCCAGCAAATGATGGCCGCGCTGCAAGCACACATTGCAGAGCACTACGCCTTCATGTATCGCAACCTGATTGAACAGCAGGTTGGCGCACCCCTTCCAGCCCCAGATTCCGAGGAGCCGATGCCCGAAG